TGAAAGGAGATTTCCACCAGTAAATGATTGTGCCAATCCTAATCTTAACGCTGCAACGATGTTCTTCGCATCGGGCGACGAAAGAATTTGTTGAAGCTCTGTCGGTGACTTGGTGACAGCATCCCTTAAAAATTGTCCTATGCCCTGTGCTGCACCAGTAGGATTTAAAATCGCACCAGCAGCTGCTGCTTGTCCTAGATCAAATGTGCTACCATCAAATTGAACGGAATTTTCATCTTGTATTCCGCCTGGAATTGGAAGAGTTACAGAACCCTGTATTTTCTCTGTTGGCCTTCTTCCAAGAGTAAATGGATTTTCACCCTCTAAATTAAAATTAACTTCTCTTCTTCCAGAGAAATAACGCATACCAAATATAATTTTATCTTGCTTTGAAGTTGCTATGTCTTCTGGATAAAAGAGAGTTTCATATTCTAACCTTCTTTTGTCTGTTGTTATTTCTTGAGGTACATTATCTGAATTAAAGTTTATAGAATCTACAATGTTCTCTAACGCTGTATTAGCATATTCCGGATAATATTCTCTTATTTGTTCTCTAGTTTTACCAGTTTCATCTTTTACAGATTCAATTGATCCTGCATTTAAGTTTGCATTTAATGATGATTTACCAGTCTGTTGTATTTCTCTTTTAAAATCAGAATCGGCATACGCGGTGGTTGTTGAATCGGATGCACTTTTTTTAATGGCACCTGGTGTTGTTAATAACAATACTCTTCGTCCATGAGTTGGAGAAATACTCAGATTATCAAAATTCCCATCTGCTTCTGCAATTTCATTATATCTTTCTTCGGATATTTTCTCATACACCTCTGTTTTTTTAGGCTCAACATCACCACCACCTTCAATAGTCGTTACTGTAATATAATTCTTACCTTTGAATGGTACGATATTACTTTCTATACGTTCAGACATCTTTAGAAGATTTTTTTCTATTTATTAGATATTTGTGAGATAATATGCATAAGGAATATCAAGGAGAGATTGTATTTCACTCTGTCTTACAAGATGTAATTGTCCAGGTATTTCTTGCCATGTATAATTTCTTATCTTATCCCAGTGAAAATTTACTCCTCTGAATCCCCATTGAAATACATCAGTCACACCAACCATAGGGTGCTGATCATATTGAATACCAGGAGTTTTTGCATTGTAGATAAAGGTATAAGTTTCACCTACATCAGGTATGATAACTGTTTCATTTAATATGCTCATGATTTCAACCATCATGTTTTCAGGATTACTCAAATCTCTGATTGAATCTTTAACAAACTCTAGTCTATTATTGCCAACTTGTTCTACAAACTGAAAATCATCTTCCATAAGTTCTGATACCTAATTCGTCTTCGGTGATGATCTTGAATTCGATTCTTCTGTCTGCACACCACTCGCGGGCTGCTTTCCACTTTGCCTGATTCACAGCATAGGTTGTGCTTTCTCTAATCAAGGTTTTGCGTTGCTTTTTACCAACGGTGGGTGGAGCAGTTTCTCTCTTAGGTTTTACTTCAATGACATAAGTCTTCACTTCTCCACTACTTTCTCTTACTTTGATAATAAAATCTGGAAAGTAACGATGAACTCTTCTATCAACTGGTGAAATGTATGGAATAAAAAACTCTTCACTTCCCCACTCAAGAATGGCATCAGTCCTATCACACCATACACAGAACTGTCTCTCCCAGTTGCTACGACATATTATATTATTGACATTACCTTTGTATTTCTGTGGATTGGAAGGACGGTAAATACTTTTCTTACTAACTCCCATACATAATATATACGGTAAAAACTATTTAGATGGCAACGCCACAACCAAGAGCAAGAAATGTTGCTGACTTAAAGGCAAGCATACTTAATCCGTCTCTAACCTCTACCTACGAAACTACATTTGTTTTTCCTACTGCTGTGCAGGGGTGGATTAATAGTTCAAGTGGAGTTGGTAATGGTTTAAATTTTGATACTTTAGATAGAGTTCAAATTGCTTGTAGAGAGGCTGCACTTCCTGATACGAACTTAGCAACACACGAACAATTTAATGATTTTACTGGTGTCACTGAGAGGCACGCATATAGAAGGCAATATTCATCAACATCATCATTTGCATTTTATGTTGACACAAAATATGACTCTATATATCTTTTTGAAAACTGGATTAAATTCATTGTAAATGAAGACTCCTCTAACTTTGATTTAGATAATCGTAACTATTCTTACAGAGTAAATTTCCCTAATGAATACAAATCTGATATCTACATCAAAAAATTTGAAAAAGATTATAAAGGTGATACTCTAGAGTATAAATTTCTAAATGCATATCCAGTTTCTATCAACACAATGCCTTTGAGTTATGATGCATCTCAACTGCTTATATGCACAGTGAACTTTAACTTCTCTCGTTATGTGGTAAACTCTAGAAAATTTACATCTCCCGGATCATCTAATTTGGCTACTGATGAACAAATTAGAGCATACGCTGATGATACTGGACGAACTTTTAGTGATGCACAAACTATTTTGAATGATGGATTTATCGAGACACTTATAGGATAAGCATCTAAATACTCATACTGAATAACATATCATGCCTTTACCAAAAATTTCAACCCCAACTTACGAGTTGGAGTTACCTTCGACTGGAAAAACAATTAAGTTTCGTCCCTTCCTTGTTAAAGAAGAAAAGTTATTAGTTCTTGCACTTGAGAGCGACGATACAAAAGAAATCACCAATGCTATCAAAGCAGTCCTCAAGGATTGTATTCAGACTCGTGGTATCAAAGTAGAAACTCTTCCTACCTTTGATATTGAATATTTGTTTCTTAACATTCGTGGTAAGTCTGTTGGTGAGGATATTGAAGTAAGTGTTCTTTGTCCTGATGACGGAGAGACTTATGCTGAAGTTCAAATTAGCATCGACGACATTAAAGTATCAAAAGATTCAGAACATACCAATCAGATCAAGATTGATGATAAGTTGATGATGGAGATGAGGTATCCATCACTCAATCAATTTGTTAAAAGCAATTTTGATTTTGGAGAAGACAATCAAGTTGATCAATCATTTGAATTGATTGCCTCTTGTGTAGATAAAGTTTTTTCTGAAGATGAGGCATGGACATCTGAAGACTTTACTAAGAAAGAAATTAATGATTTCTTGGAGCAAATGAACTCATCGCAGTTTAAGCAGATTGAAAAATTCTTTACGACGATGCCTAAATTAAGTCATGAAGTTGAAGTTGTGAATCCAAAAACCAAAAAGAAAGGTAAGGTTGTTCTTGAGGGACTGTCTAGTTTTTTCGCTTAGCACTCTCCCATATGAACTTGGAGAGTTACTATAAATTAAATTTTTCTTTGATTCAGTTCCATAAATACTCATTAACAGAGATAGAAAACATGATGCCTTGGGAGAGAGACGTTTATGTTGAACTCCTAAGATCTCATTTGGAAGAAGAGAAACTTAAGATGCAACAACAGCAAGGGTAATGAATCTAGACGATCTTTTAAAGTCAATCAGAGAAGAAGATGACTCTAAAGGAGCGAAGATAGATACTGAAAAGTTTTTTCAAACAAAAACTTTTATAAACCCTTTAAAGGGGCAAAGATATCAGGCACCTGGATTGCCTAGTGCTCCTCCCGTTGTTGTTAAACCAACTGTTGTTAAAATAGATTCGGAAAAATTAATTCCTGAAAACTCTGACGTAGTTAGTGAGGAACTTGGCGATAAACTTGATGAACTTATTAAAGTAATTAGAGAGGATAATGAGTTAGAAGAGGAAAGACAAAAAGAAGATGATAAACAATTAGAGGCAAAGAAGAAAAAAGACAGAGAAGATAGATTAGAATCTAAAAAAGAAACTAAATCTTTTGTTCTTGATTTAATAAAGAGCACCGGCAAAGTTGGTGGATTTTTTGACAAGTTAAAGAAATTTATTAAACTCAGTTTATTAAGTGGTTTAATTAATACTCTCTATAATTTCTTTACCGATCCAAAAAATAAAGAGAAGATTGAAGCTGTACAAGGATTTTTAAAAGACTGGTGGCCTGCTTTAGCGGGAGCGATTGCATTCGTATTGACACCTTTCAAGGGACTTATTCTAAAAACAATAGGATTTTTAGCAGACAACACTTTAAAAATTCTTAAACTGTTTGCAACAAATCCTATCTTTGGAATTGCAGTGGCAGCAGGGGTTGCTGGTGTCATGGATTATTTGAAGGGAAAAAATAGAAAACTTAAACTCCAAACTGAGGTTGAGGAGTTAATGGAGAGTGAAGGTATAAGTGAAACAGAGGCAAGAAAAAGATTAATAGAACAAAAAGAAAGAGAAAAAGAAGAAATTGGATTCACCGCAAATCCATTTGATGAAAGGGTTCAAGAACTTAGAAAAGAAATAGATCAACTACAAAATATTGATTTTGAAAGAACAAGAACTGAAGGGTTTTTTCCTCCTAAAGTAGTAAACAGAGCACCTGGTTTTGAGGGTGGTGGTTTTGCTATGGGATCGGATATTATTCCTGCCATGCTAACTCCTGGTGAGTTTATAATGAGTCGTGGTGCTGTCAATATGTTTGGTGCAGAAACCATGATGGCGATGAATAAGATGGGTGGTGGAACCAACCGTCCTAAACTTGGAAAGGTGATGGGATATCAGCAAGGTGGAATGGTAGGAGCAGAACCACCTAAACTGCCGCAAAAAGGAAAAGACTTCTGGACTTTGGTTGCTGTCGCTGGTACTGAAGATAATGATCCTCAAGCTTGGGCAGATGTTGCACAATCAATTTATAACAGACAGATGTCTGGTTTAAATTTCAATCAGACTGATAATTCTATCTCTGGATTTATTTTAGGAAAAGAACAATATGAACCTACCTGGAAACTTCCTAAACCAGGTAAAAAGGGTATTCCAAATCTCGATTGGTACAATATTAATGATATTCAAACAGCATCTATGGCAACTGGTAAGTCAATTGCTTACCTGCAAAGAGTTGCTGATGCAATTCAGAATCCTACCTATCAAAAGAAAGCAAGAAAATTTGTAGGTGGAAAAACAGATTTTATGGGTGGAGATGAAAAACCAAAATTTAAATTAGGTGACGTAAGGAGAGGAAAACAAGGAGAGGATAATTTCTTTGGATTCTTTGCCGGGCCTGATGCTGAAGATTATGGAAAAACAAGTCCAAGTGCTGCAGAAATTCCATCTTTTGTAGGCACTCAACCTACTATTCCATTACCGATAAAACAATCTGAAAAAATTAAACCGCCCGAAAAAAGTAGACAACAACAAATTAGAGATAATTTTGATTCTATAAGAAGAAAACTTTCCGATCCAATTGAAACATTTATTAAAACTCCTTTTAGAAATGTCTTTCCTGTAGGCACTCCTAATATACCTACAGAAACTAAAAATTTCGTATTACCTCCTATTGATTCTCCTAAACAAAATCAAAGTTCTAGTCAAACAAATGATGTACCTACATTTAGTGTGGTGTCTGGAAATAAAATGAGAGATCTTATTTCAAAAGATCTTGGAATCGGTGATCTGGCAGGTGTATCATGAGATTTACTGACTTCGGATCTGTTGTAAAAACTTATAAGAAAAACTTTCAATTAAGAAAGAAAACATTTGTTGCTGAGAGAAAAGCAACTCAAGCAAAAAAGAAAAAAGACAGAGAAGATAGAATTGAAGCATTAAAAGCAGTTCAACCTCTTATAAAATTAAAAGGAGGCATATCAAAAAAATCTAATTTTCTTGGAGACATAAGGAAGTTTTTAGGTTTGATGTTAGCAGGATTTATTCTGCAAAATTTGAAGACGATTATCCCATTTTTGTCCGAAGCGTTTAAAAAGATAAAAGAAATTGTAAGTGGTATAGGAGAATTTGTCTCTGGTGTTATTGGTGGATTGAAAAGTTTTTATGAGGCATCAACTGAAAAGATTGCTGAACTCAATCAATACATTGAAGATTTTACAGGAATTGACATTTCTGAGTTTAATATATTTGAAACTGAAATTGATAAGTTAGGTAGAGGTGCTTTAGCAATCGCCGGAGTTCTGTCAAGTGCAGAGTTAATTAAAGATTTGCTTGGATTTGGTAAATCAAAAAAACCCGGTTCGGGTACTGGTGGTACAGGGCCCGCTTCAAAAAAA